CGGGCCGAAGTGCTGGGTGCGCCGGTGGACGCCACCGGCGGCGATGGTGTGCTCGTAGTAGCTGCCGGTGATCAGGATCGAGCACCAGGGCCACGGGTGATCGTGCAGGGCCCGGTCGTCGTCGTCGCGCAGGAACTCGTGCAGGTAGATGTTCAACAGCCGGTTGCGCGGCACCAGCCACCAGCGCTTGAGGTAGGGGTTCACCTCGCCGCCCACCAGGAAGTCCGGCGGCCGGGTGGTGGCCACGTTCACGGCCAGCTCGATGAGCCAGCGCTCAATGAAGGCCGGCAGCTTCACGCGGCGCCACCGCTGGGCGCGTGGGCGCGCGCCTGGGGACGCATGGCCGCCACGCCCGCCTGGTAGGCCGTCGCGGCGCTGCGCCCGGCGCTGAGCGCCTCGCACGCGGCCACGAAGGCGTCCACGATCCGGTACTGGGACACGCCGCGCGCCTTGACGCTCTCGGTGACGGCCAGCAGCGCCGGCCGGGTGTGGGCGTTCGTGCGCAGGCTCTTGCGGGCCCGGGCTACCAGGCGGGCGGTCTGGTGCGAGCTGATGCCGTGCTCGAGGCAGACCAGCCGCAGGTCGGCCAGGGCGCGGGCTTCGCGCAGCCGCTCGGGGGTGCAGAAGAACTGCAGCAGGTGGGCGCTCACCGGCCACCCCCGCCGATCCGGGCCAGCGCCGCCATCGTGCGCTGCTGGATCTCGTGGAAGCTGAGGTTCGCCTTCGCCGCGGCCTGCCGGCGTTCGTCCAGGGCGTTCCGCTCGCGCCGGCCGAGCCAGACCATCAGCTTGAGGAACTTCGAGTCGCGCGCCGGCAAGGGCGTGACGGTCAGCGGGTCACCCGAACCGTCGTCGTGGCCGTAGTAGTGCATGGCTGCCTCCCAAGGGCCCGGGGTGGGCCGTTGAGAACCAGTAGAACACTACGTTTGCGGCGTTGTCAACACCGTGTTTGCAGGGGCTAGACGAACTCGAACATTCTGACCTTGCGAGGGGCCTTGGCGCCGCACCGCTTGCACTGCCAGTAGCCCTCGCGCTTGCTGGCAATGTGGGCGCCCCACAGCAGGATGGGGATGCCGATCAGGATGGGTGTGAGCAGCAGGCCCACCAGGGCGATCAGGCAGCCTGATCCCTCGCTGGTCGCTGTTGCCCCGGCCTTGATAGGGCCGCCGCACGTTGCGCAGTTGTGGGGCGGGCCGGCGAACACGGGCGCCACCTTCTGCGGTGCCCCGCAACCAGGGCAGACGGGCGCGCTGTCGCTGATCTCCCGAGCGCATTCCTTACACGAAATCAGGGGCATGGCCTCTCCGGTGTTGAATCTCGTTTCTTGAGAATCCGATCTGTTCGAATCCCCACCCAGCGACCCGAGGACCATCAATGCAAGGTGACGACCCTATCGCCGAGTTCCTGGCTTCTTTCCAGGCGCGGCGCGCGAGGCTTGCGGCGCAGCGGTTTCAGCCACCGCGAGTAGCGCGGGCAACACGACAGACGCCCGCCCCGGTTGTGCCAGGAACTTCCGAAGGTCAGCGGCCAGTGCCGCGCCTGCGTCTGGTTTCATCTCGCTGAGGGATCGCAGCACCAGGCCGATGGCGCTGGTGAGGTGGGCAACGTCGCGCTCGAGGTCCTCAACCCGGAGGGCGTAAGCCTGGCCGGGATCGGCCGCGCCCACGTACATCGTCGGGCCGTCAGGGAAGGGCTCGCCGGCGCCGGTCAACAGCCAGTCGATGCTGGCGCCGGTGACTTCCTTGATGCGGCCCGGCGCCCGGCCCAGTGAGCCGCGCTTGATCCAGTTTCGCCACTGCTGAGGCTTCTGGCCCAGCGCTTCCATCAGCCGGGTGGGGGAAGGGTAGCCGCACGTCGTCTGGACGTGCTGCAGGCGCTGCTCCAGCGAGGCGGGCTTTTTCATCGGCATATCGTCCCAATTCGGCCCCCGTTGAGCCATTCGCAACCCGGTGTTGACAACAAGCCCAACAGCACGTTTTAATGGGCCATGGACATCCTTGACACCCTGATCGAGACCGCCGGTTCGAAGGCCAACCTGGCCCGCACCCTGGGCGAGTTCCCCCAGAACATCGACAACTGGCGCAAGCGCGGCATCCCGCTGGACAAGTGCGCCGGCATCGAGCGCGCCACCGGCGTTCCCTGCGAGCGGCTGCGCCCCGACGTTACCTGGACCCGCGACGAGCTCGGCGCCATCCGCGGCTACTTCGTCCCGCTGGCCTCCACCGGGCAGGCCGCCTAGATGTCCGCGCGCCGCCACGCCCTCGCCGACATCGCACCCTCCCCGGTGGCGGGCGAGGGCGTGGCGGCTGCAGCTGGCGGGGTGCTGGTGCATGGGCCTTTTTTTTGCCCTGAAGCGGTTGGCAAGAAAAGGCAAGTTTCGGCAACAGCTGGCACGCAGTCTGAGCTGGCCCTCGCTTTCGGCGTGCACCGCGCGCCGCGCCAAGCCGCCGAGGCCGTGCTGCGCCAGATCGAATCCGAGGCCCACGCGCTCGAAGTGTCCATCGCCGCCGGCCACCACAAGCTGGCCTATGTCGCCGCCTGCATCGGCAAGTCGGAAGGCTACGTGTCCCGCCTGCGTTCCGGCGAGCGCCCCATCCCCGAGCGCCTGGTCGGCCCGCTCTGCGCGGCCACGGGCAGCACGCTGCTGGCCCAGTACCGGGCGCGGCAGGAAGCCATTGAAGCCACCCACCGCGACCAGGTGAACCGTCTGGCCGCCCTGCTGAGGTCTGCCGCATGACGCCCACCGACGTGCTTTGCATCGCCCTTTGCGCCCTTGGCCTGATCGCCCTGGTCGTCGCTGCCGTGTGGCAGGCCTACCGGCAGGCCAACCCCAAGCCCCGCCCGCCGGGCAGCCTGACCACCGTGGACCAGGGGCGCGCGCCTTGAGGTCGGACTACCGCGACAGCATCGTGGGGGTGCCGCCCAGTGCGCACCCGCTCGGGATCGTCGCGTTGCGCATCAACGAGCGGTGGCCCTGCCGCATCCCGTCGGCCGATGAGCTGATGCGCTGGATGCCCATGAGCTGGGCCGTCGCCTACCGCTGGCGGGCCACCCTGCGCGCCGCCCGGGGGCAAGCATGATCCGCCGCCTGGTCGCGCGCTGGCAGGACTGGCGCCGCGAGCGCCGCATCGCCGACCTGATGGCCTGCTTCGAGATTGAGATGGCCGCCGGCCGCACGCTGCTGGCCCGGGAAGCCGTGACCGCCGCCCATGCCGAAGCCCGGCAGCGCAGCAGCGCCCAGCGGGCCCGTATGGCGCGCAAGGCCCCGCAGTGAGCCGGCCCACCCGCCAGCAGCTCGAGCGCAACCGCCGGGGCCTCGCCCAGGCGCGGCAGTGCCTCGATGTCCCCTGGCCGCTGCCCAGCGTCACCCCGGAGGAAGAAGCGGCCGCTGCGCGCGCCCTGGGCCTCCTGCACTACCTGCCCGAGCCCCAGCAGCCGCTGGCGTTCGATTCCAAGACCCCCCGCACCCCCGAAGGCCCGGTAGCTCCGGGCCGGGACAGCCGAACGTCAGCGGCGTGGGGTGCGGGGCTTTTCTCTGACGCGAGGATCTGACGTGGCCCGAATCCGCACCATCAAGCCCGAGTTCTGGACCCACGAGGACCTGAGCGCGCTGCCCGAGCCCACGCACATGCTGGCCGCGGCGTTGCTCAACCACGCCGACGACGAGGGCTACTTCAACGCCAACCCGGGGCTGGTCAAGGCCGCGTGCTCACCACTCCGTGAGCCCTCAGTGAGCATTCAAGACAGCCTCAAACGCCTCTCGGAAATCGGGTTCATCACCCTGCTGATCGGCAACGACGGCAAGCGGTACGGCCGCGTCAACAACTTCGACCTGCACCAGCGCGTGAACCGCCCGACCCCCAGCAAAATCAAAGCCTTGGGGCTGCACACTGATTCCTCAACCACGGCTCATCCACAACTCACTGAGGACTCACCCCCTGAAAGGAACAGGGAACAGGGAACAGGGAACAGGGAGATAGGTTCGCTTCGCTCACCTTCGTCCAAGACCGGCGAGCCGGTCCCGGACCCGTCGGCCCCTGCTGACCTGCAATCGAGGAAAGCCGAGCGGCTGCGGCAGGTGACCCTGGACGCCGTGGAGACCTTCAACGCGGTGCTGGGCAAGCCCAACGGCCTGCTGCCCGCCATCCGCATCGCCGTGGGCCGCAAGGTCCGGGAGCGGGAGGTCAGCCGGGTGCTGCAGCTGGCCCGCCAGATCTGCACCGAGGTCTACGGCACCAGCGTGATCAGCCGGCAATTCTGGGTGGACTACTGGGCTCAGGTGGACCAGGACGACTTCCGCAGCGGGCGCATGCCGCCGGGCCGTGGCCATGAGAACTGGGTCCCGTGTTTTGAGTACCTGACCCGCAAGCGAACGATGCTCGAAGTGTTCGACCGGGCCGCCAGCGAGCAGCCCGAGGCCGGCGCTGCTGACCAGGGGAGTGCCGCGGCATGACGGGCATATCGAACCTGGGCGCCATCCTCCAGCTGAAGGGTATCGCCGCCGACCCGTTGCTCTTGTTCCCCGAGCGGGCGGCCGTTGAGCACGCCATCGAGCGCCTGAGCTGGTTCGCCCCGGCGTTCCACCGCCAGCTGCTGCGCGACGTGCCCACCGAAACCCTGCAGGCCGAGATCGACCGCCGCCGTGCGGAGCGTGGCCTGTGAACGCCCGCCTGCGCGAATCCGACCCCACCGAGCAGCTGCGCCTGCCCCCGCAGTCCATCCCGGCCGAGCAGGCCGTGCTGGGCGGCGTGATGCTGTCCCCCACGGCCTTGGCCCTGGTGGGCGACATGCTCACCGAGGACGACTTCTACCGCCGGGACCACCGGATGATCTGGCGGGCGGTGCTGGCGCTGGACAAGGCCGGCCAGCCCTTCGACGCCCTGACCCTGGGGAACTGGCTCGAATCCAAGGGCGTGGCCGAGCAGATCGGCGGCACGGGCTACCTGGTCGAACTCGCCTCGAGCACCCCCAGCGCGGCCAACATCCGGGCCCACGCCGAGATCGTGCGGGACAGGGCCCTGCGCCGGCAGCTGATCGACGCCGGCACCCAGATGGTAAACGACGGGTTCGAGCCCGACGGCCGCGAGACCCCGCTACTGGTGTCCGAGGCCCAGCGCAACCTTGGCCAGCTCGCGCGCACCGGCCACGGCGCCGGCCTCGAGGCAATCAAGCCGGCGCTCAAGGGCGTTTTCGAGGACCTGAGCCGGCGCTGGGAGCTGGGCGAGACCATGACGGGCATCAGCACGCCCTGGCCGGTGCTCAACGACCAGACCTTCGGCTTGCAGGACGGTGACCTCTACATCCTGGCCGGGCGCCCGTCCATGGGCAAGACCATCATGGGCGAGCAGCTGGCGGCCTGGGTGGCCGAGCACCACGGCGATGTCGCCTTTTTCAGCGTGGAAATGAACACCCAGCAGCTGCTGCAGCGCTCCATCGCCCGCGAGGGCAGGGTGCCGCACGAATGGCTGCGCAGCCCCGCCGGCTACAACGCCAAGGCCCACGAGGACGACCGGAACGACGACGCGCGCTGGGCCGGCGTGAATCAGGCCATGCGCAAGCTGAGCCAGCTCAAGATGCACATCGACCAGACCCGGGGCATCACGGGCGACCAGATCGTGAGCCGTGCCCGCCGGTATCAGCTCAAGCACAAGCTGCGCCTGATCATGGTGGACCACCTGCACATCATCGCCGTGCCCGGCAAGGACCCGGTGCGCGAGATCGGCGAGGTGTCCCGGCAGCTCAAGGCGCTGGCCGGCGAGATCGGCTGCCCGGTGGTGGTGCTGGCCCAGCTCAACCGCGCCAACAACGGCCGCACCGACAAGCGCCCGATGCTTTCCGACCTGCGCGCCTCGGGCGACATCGAGCAGAACGCCGACGACGTGTGGTTCCTGCACCGCGAGGACTACTACCAGCGCGA